AAGATTAACGCCAGTAATGAACCCACTCGGATTACTCCTTGGATACAAAGTGGAAAGATCGCCAGTAATAAATCCGCTTGGATTTGAGGCGGCGTAAAATGCACCAGTTTGCGAACTAGTTATGAAACCACTTGGATTGCTACGCGGGTAAAACTCAGAAAGATCACCGCCACCCGGACGAACCGAAAAATATGAATTAATACTTGCTAATGGCATAATGTTTTTATTTTATTTTAATTAACTTTAGTATTACTACACAAAAAATAGAAAAAATATATATATTATATCAATATTCCACTTTTCAATCTATTTATTGATCTTCTCATTAAAGCCATCTCCATAAATTGACATTCATCTGGACGAATAGACCATATTTCACCAGATGGAGTTAAATTCCCATTTTGATCCACTGATTCGTCCCATTTATCGTAACATAACATTCCTATATCAAAGGCGTTTAAATTATTAGAGTTGAACTTCTCATAAATATCTTGCGCAATGTGGCCAAGGTGCCATCTAGCTCCAGACAGCCCCTTCTGAGCAACAGAATCTTTAAATTTATATCTAACATAATTAACTTCTTGCCAAGCATCCAGCCAAGAGTCTGGTATTTCTGATATTTCAGTTTTTAAATTTTTATCAGAAGTATTTATTGTGCCGACGCTTGCAAATACCTCCTTCCATCTAACTGAGGAAGATCCTAAATTTCTTGTCGCAGTAGTTCCAGCTGGCTCAAAAGAACCACTCGCCATTATATAGCCAGGAGTATTTGTTGGAAAATTAAAAACCACAGAATGACTAGTACTAGATACTCCTATATTTAAAGAGGTTCCATGCGCGGCATCTAAAGCGCTACCAGAAAAACCCCCTTTAAAAATAGACGTGGTTAAAATATTAGTCGATGGATTATATGAAAGTGAACCATCTACACTCAATATTTGAAAATTGCTTGCGTTTGCGGCGGCAAATGCTGGATACATTTCTTGGTTCAAAGATTGACTACCACTTGTGTAAACGCCAGAAGAGCTGATTGCCACTAATGCAGATCCGCTTAAATTTCCAGAAAAAGTTTGTGCGGTCAATGCATTTATACCTGGATTATATAAAAGTCCAGAATTTACGCTTAGCACCTGAAAACCGTTAGAATTTGCGGTCGCGAAAGATGGATACATTTGCGCGTTTAAATTTTGACTACCACTTGTATAAACACCAGACGAGCTGATTGCACGCAATGCATCTCCACTTAAATTTCCAGAAAAAATTTTAGAATTAAGAGTTTGAGTTGAAGCAGTATAGCTAAATCCCGTATGCATCTGCATATTCTTAAATCCATTCCCAGTATTTTCTACAAAAGTTAAATACCTATTGGAATTACCAGTTATGCCGCTAACATAAACAGGGTTTATTTGTCCACTATATAATACGCCACTTCCGCCAGCTCCACCAACTTTAATGCCGCTTCTAAAAGTTTTTACTCCATCCACAATCTGGTTGCCGGTAGTCTTAACAAATTTAGTAAGACTATTAGTTAAATTATCTAAAGACGTTGAATCAACAAATGTAAAACTAGAATTATCGAATTGAACATTATTATTTTGAAATTTAGTACTATTCAAAAAAATATTAGATCCCGTAAAAGTATTATCACCAAAAATAGCATTGTCGCCATCTATTGATACAATCTCGCCTAAAGTAGCAATTCCAACTCCACTTATTGCTGGACGACTCATAAAATTTTTATACCCACTGATATTTTGACTGCCAGTTGTATAAATAAAAGCGCCAGTAGCCAAATCTGAATATTTAACGCTTTGACCAGACAAGCTATGCAAACTACCAGTACTTGAAAAATATCCAGATCCATATTGCCCAACCAATGTGGGAAAATCTGCATCAATTTGTTTTAATTTTATTTTATTAATTGCCATCTTAATTATAATTTGCTATGATAGAGAATCGCAGCTGATCTATTGTCTAATCCATGAGTTGCCGCCAATTCATCTATTTTGTTATATATGTCTGAATTAGATTTAGATGGATCTTCTACATATTCAGCGCAAACCTCATTCCAATTTTCTAATTCTTCATTCTGAACTATTAGAATAGACATATCCGAAATAATTCCGGCTTGCTCTTTATTTAGTTTTTTAATATTGAATTTAGCCTTCAACATTGATTCTATTTTTTTCTCCAATAATGTCAAAGACGACACGACCTTCTTCATTTTGTCACAACTAAATTTATTATTGGGATCATTCTCTTCATCAGCAGGCGCGGAAGCCTTGACCCTCGTAGTAACTTGCTTAATACCAGTAGTCCCAGATGGTCTTCCAGAGTTTCCAGATGGACTTTTACTTGATCCGCCACTGGAAGGTCCGCCAGCTTCTTTAGTGCCACCAATTAATGGCTGATAATATCCATTTGCCCGTAAGTCTTTGTATTTTTTTTGAGACTCTAGACTTTCTTCTGGGGTTGGTAATCTTCCAGTTTGAAAAACATCGAAGCCTTCCTCTGGCGTAAGTACTCCAAGTTCAATTAATCTTGAATAAACTCTACTCATTAAAACGTTATCTTCAAAATCAATATCTTCCAATTTTGGGGTAGGAACCTGTTTAAAACCAAGGGCTTTTCCTACCTCTTTCATTTCTGGAATTAAGAAATCTCTTAAAAATTTTTCTCTTCCGTATTTCAATCTTGCAAAAAACACCTTAACCTTAATAGAAGTATTAGAAAACTTTTCATCACCGAAAAGGATGCTATTTAATCCCATTTTAATATCATTATCCAATATTTCATACTTCTTTGGATCAAGGAGATTACCAATATCGGGTATTACAAATTTTGCATTTGTTGTATAGTCAGCTACGAGAACTTTCCCAACACTCTGATTCTCGAAAAGCTTCCTCATCGAAACTAAATTTTGAGCACTTGGCATCCCAACCTTCTCGTCACCCATTGTTATCATCAATACGGCTTGTTGCACAGATCGAGCAATGGCTTGGTCAATTTTTTTAAGCTCTAATTTTGAATTTATATCTTCAAGTACGGCAAATCCCATTGGGACAGAAAGTGGCTCATAATTTTGCTTTTTATAGAAAACTGCGACTAGTCTATCCCTGTCCAGCTCAAGTCCCACGTTATTCAATCCTGCGGGAATAGCTTTTGAAGTCTTTTTCTTGTTTCGCTCTATTATATTTTTAATTTCTGGTATTTTTTCCGCGATTTGTCTATCTGACTCAGTTTTCGGATTTATTAAATTTTGCAATTCATAATCATTCAACATTTTGACATACACATTGTCTAAAAACGAAGAAGAAGTAATAATATTAATATCAGCAGGATTTAAAATAATATATTTAACAGGAATTGTAGACACATTATCTGTAAGATCTCCAGATTCTGCGCCAAAAGCCTCCTGAATTTTCATCATATTATCTCTTCCAAAATCTGCCCTGAATTTATAGATAAAAATATTTCCACTGCGATAAAATTCCCTATAAAACTGATCTTGCAAATCCCAAGAGTTTATTTTTTGTAACCAAAGATAAAAAAATTTACGACTTTGTTCATTTCCACCCGTTAAGTAGATGTCAGATAGACTAAACTCAGTCATTAAGTCTATAGTATTTCGAAAGATTGGAACGTTCCAGTAAGCCTTCTGGCAGAGGACGATAGTATCTTTTGCAGAAATATTCGAATCATAATTGCCTTTTCCAGTTCCGTAAATAAAAGGAACTACGCCTCTTTCAATATTGGAAAATCTATCGGTTTTAGTAATTGATGCCGCAGTATTTCTCCTCATACTGGTTTCCCCAGCTCTTTCACAAGATGAAGCGCTAGCAACTCTCAAATCATCATCAAGACTAGCCATGACAGCTTGAGGCAGTTCAATTCTTTCTTTTTTTATAGAAGCTTCAACTTGCTGAGTATCGAACGAATTGGCTTTTTCTGCTTTTTGTCTAGGCATTAATTTTCCTTTATTTTAATTGATTAAATTATCAGTTGTAATAATATTATGATATAATTCTACACGTTTTATAGAAAAAAAGGATTAAAATTGTATTTTGGCTTTTCAGCCTTTTCAGAATGAAGATCAAAGTAAACCTTAACAGCCCAATTGCCAAGCATTAATGCGGAGTAATTATCTTTTCTTGGTTTATTGGCGCTTGTTAATCTTCTCAGATGTCCAGGCAAATCAAAACTTTGAGTTCCACGAGCGGTAGAGGAAACTTGAATTAGCGCGCATTGATCTTTAGTGTCTTTTATAATGAAGTCTTGCTGCTCCATAAAATCCCTTATTCCTAGCTTCGCCCTTTCCAAAGCATCATCGGGAGCATCGTCTATTCCTTTTGGATATATGTATTCTATTGGAATATTCAAAGAAAACATTTGATTTACTATATCTGGATGAGCGCATGAAGCGCTTGCAAACCATAGTTTTTTATGATCTATGCAGCTTTGAAGATATCCATTGGCCCTTCCAATAAAGGTGGACGTAAAGTACTGTTTTATACATATATTTCTAGTATCAATATTATATTGAGACTTCGCTTGCTTAAGCATCTCATTATATTCGTCCCCTTCTTTATCAGAGTTGAATTCAAAAAATCCAACCTTCACGCCCTTTGCTTTAAATATGGCGGATCCATTAGCCGCTTCAATAAATTGATCACCACCAGCATTATCAATTATAATAAGACTAATATTAAAATGAGTTAGTATATAATAAAAATATTTAATATGATCCTGTATACTCGTACCAGCTTTTTGATACCCATGTACATAAACGCAAGTGCCATCTTCCTCATTTAACTCCAAAATAGCCATAGCAAAATAATCAGAACTTTTCGAAGCACTAAAGCTCGGATCTATAGCCAAAACATATTTCTTATCCCTGTCTCCAACTATCTTAGTTGTGGGATACTGTCCGTTTGGCACTGTGCATAATGTCATCTTTTTTGGTGAAAAATAACCATCACCGCCATCAACAAACCTGGCGCAGTATTCTCTCAGAAAAGCCGAATGACTGATTCCGCCACTTTTGGCAAGCTGAATTACACCTTGGTCAATCATATGCTCCGGAAGTGACTCGTAACTCATTTGAGAAACAAAATAAGTTGAATTTTTCATCGCCTCCATTCTATCTTCGCCAATTTTTTCTGAATCTCCCAGTATATTCGGATCCCTAATTATATCAGACCATATAGAATATAACTCGAACAAATACTCAAAAGTATAACTAGCTGAACTCAATGTTATCATCTTGTTCATATTTTTGAATACCGTTCTATCTCTTTCTTGCATTCTTCCAGCCCTGATCATTTGATCTTCCACCTCTCTAACTCTAATTCTTTCAGCCACGTCCAATGGAGAACTCATGAACGGCATAAGAACTCTTTCGACGATATCCTTTGGCATCAACAAGAACTCATCAATAATCAAAACTGAAGCGCGATAACCTCTAGTATTTTCGCCACCCAAAGGTATCGCAGTTATTGAACCGCCATTAGGAAGCTCAACTGGATATACATATTCATCATTTCTCTTAACCGGATTTTTAAAACACTGTTTCGACAAGCCTGCATCTTTTGCGTTAAGCATTTTGTCTATTTCCATGAAAAGCCGACGAGATGTTCTAAAATTAGCAGAGGCTATCAATATTTTAGTTCCAGGTTCGAAAATGCATTGCAGAATACAAAAAACAGCAGCGCAAAAACTTTTAGAAGCTCCTCTGCCCCAAGTTAACATGCTAAAATTCCTATTAAACATAGCCTTAATAGTTATTTCTTGATATTTTTCGAGTTTTATTCCAAGAAAAAGCTCAGTTGTCAAGCCGACATTTGATTTTAAAAATTTTGCCAATGTTATTCTGGCTGTGGCGTCATCCATTTCGCCGCGCATTTCCATTAATTCTTCATTAAAATGCCTATCTGGTATTATAATATCTTGATTTCCTATTTCCCACATATATTAAATAAGGTTATGATCCAATAAATATTGAAAATCAAATATTCTCGCAGCTTCTGATGGCATCGATAAGATTTTTGGAATCAGCTCCGACGACTCTTTTCTGCCACCGGAAAAACAAAATTGAACATTTTCTGGAAAATTTTTACAGATTTCTCTAAACCTATGAAATATAAAATCAGCAGAAGCTTTTGCAAATTTGCCAGTTCTCGAATAGGAGAACGATAGAAATTTATTAATATCACATTCTGTAACAACAACTATATAACCATCAGCCAATTTAGCCCGTTCTATCTCCCTATTGAATCTGTCAAATCCTGAAGATAAAGTAGAAACAAGATCGCTAAGAGACTTTCTTTCAACGGCTAAAATTCCATCGCAAGAATAGTCTCCAAAATCTAATTTCTCGCTAATTACCTTGTAATTTGACAACTTTATAGGCTTTTGTTCTCTGGTGTCAACGGTTATGTTTTTCTTATGAATAAAATTAAAATTTAATTCATTTTTATTATAATTATATCTTCTTTTTAAGCCGGAGGAATCTATAAATGCATTAAGATTTTCAAAGAAAAATTGGTAAGTTTTCATTGAAGGAAGATATGACATGGTTCTCATCTCGGAGGATGAAGGAAAATAGCATACACTTTTCAATTTGGAATGCGCAATAATTTTATACAATAAGAAATCTTTTGCCAAACCGTTCTTTTCAAGCTTAAGCCAAGCCAGCATATTTTTTTTATTTACGAAGTCTGTCAATAAATATTGCTCAAAACTTTTAAAATTAATCGCCTCTTTATTCAATAAGTCACACTTATTCATATGCGCTGTGCAATATTGATCTATTTTTAATTTATGATTATCTTTTACATGCTTGATAAAATCGTCCTTGCTGCTAGACGAATATTTACAATTAATATACTTACATTCAAAAACCATAATATTAAGTATTGAATATTTCCTTTGGATCTATTCCGCGAATAATAGCCTTAAATTCGTCCACGGATGAAAGTTTTTCCACTTCTTCTTTTAACGCCTCCCTTTGCCTTTCAGCTAAAGCCACCATTCTCTCCCTATTTTCCTCTTGTTTCCACGCATAAACTAAATTCAAAATAGACGCATTCTCACTTCTTCTCTCGTCTATTCTTTTTGATCTATTGACTGTTAAACTTTTGTACAATTTATCCTGCCTCGAAATACATTGATTATATTCAGTCTGAGCGTTATTAATCGCCTCATTTAAACCCATGCTTATTTTTTTACCCTCTGAGTCAGACGCCATGTCGTCCAGCGCCATTCTTAAATACTCTATTCTTCTTTGAATATCTGCCGCTATTACAACTTCATTTGAAAGAGTTATGAATTGGTCAAGCTCCTCCTGACTCAAGTCGTCCTTGTCGTGAGTATAACGTATAAAAGCATCCTCAAACAGCTCTCGGTCTTCAAGCCTTGAATAACTATTAATTTGATAAATAAATCTAAAAATTTTTAAATAAGAAGATAACGACTCTACGCATTTAATTTGCGCTCTTTTTAAAACATCCTCTTTCCATCCATAATTTAAATATTTATTTATTCTAGCTATCACATGAACAAAGCTTGCTGGTGGCCTGTATTGTTCAGTTGCTATTTCGGGCTTTTTAACATGAGATGGATTATAAACAATTGTTTTAAAATCTCCAGATTCATCAATTCTTAAACTTTTTCTATCCTCTTCATTATTTAAAAATTTAGCATACTCACTCACTGCTCTATGCTCCTGATGTAGGGCACTAATCTTGTCGTCATTAAATAATTTTCTTGTAAATATGAGAGTTGTAAAATCTTTCAATTGGAACGATTCTCTTATTTTTTCTTTCTGTTCTTCTGATAGAATATATGGATCAATTTTTTGGATTACGTTCACTCGCACCTTGCCAATTTGAAATTCCGCAATATACTCTTTTATAGCCCTACCTTGCTTACTCCTACCGTCTAATAAGCTATTATTAAACACATTTTGAGTCAACTCAGACAAATTTGGAGAAGCACCATTCTCAAATGCCGCCCTAATTAAAGTTTGTTGCTCAAGCGTTAATTCTATTTTTTTATCTTCAGGCTGTTCCATTTTAAATTAAAAATCCAAAACAAGCTGTTTAGCTATTTTATATATTTTATTCTTTATTTTTTTTATCTGCTTATATCCGGGCGATCTATTTTTTTCACTTGTTTTATAACCCATCAACTTAGCGGTTTCTGTTTCATTTTTATTTTCAATATACAAGCTGGAGTAAACCTTCCACTCAACTACAGTTAGTTTTTCTTTAATTTTTTCATGAAAATTTTTGATTTTAACATCATAATCTATATAGGTATCGTCGTCTTTTATATCCAATGGGGAAAAATTAAAATCATTTTGATTATTTAAAGAATTATCATGAATGCTAATTGGAAGCCTTATATCATAAGCAGCTTTTTTGCCAACCTCCCATTTTGCATAAATACTGCAGTCTGAATTTTGCAAATTATACAGCGAGCACAAATTCCCCCCTTGATTATGCTTACACTGCATACACGGCTTAGAAAAAGACGAATAATTATTTCTTATCAAATTTGTCATTTGATTAGTGATAATTGTATTGAGCCAAGGTCTTAATGGTCTCAAATTATCCCATTGATCCCATTTATTAAATATATGCAATCTTATCTTTTGACAAACATCATCAAAATCCATCCAAGCAATTGCTGTTAATCTCCACTTCCCTCTTCTTTTTGTTAATTCTGTATCTATTATTGACAAACATGTCTCAAATGACGGTTTTTCAGTTTGAAAATCTTCTTCGATAGACATGATTATTAATCTATTTGGATGACTCTTGGTTTGCTTGATGCCTCAAGTCTTAGCTCTTCCAATATTTGCTGATCGCTTTTTCTAACCCCATCGTCGCTCATTTTAAAATCATCACCAGCTGAAATAGATCCAGAAGAAACGCCATCTATCAAATCTTTAAAAGAAATTCCAGAAGCATTCGCGCTTTTCTCGACACTTACCCCGCTCCTAAATGATCCCCTCCTAAATGCTGTTAAAACTTTTTGAGTTTGCGCGTAATTTTCCGCGTCATCCTCTTCCTCATCAAGGTAAGACTCTTCACCGTCCTCACCGTCCTCGTCATTCGCAATCGCCGCGCGAATCATTTTATTCGAGCCGCTATTTGATTTAATAGTCTGACTTTTACTTTTCAACTCTCGCAATTCTAGCTCTAAATCTTTAATTTTTTGCTCATCTTTGCTTTTTTGAACAATTTGAATTGAGCCAGACGAAGTTAAACCAACAGACTTAGACAAACCTATTTGCTTTCCACATTCCGTACAGAATTTAGGCTTTGAAAACTTGTATTCAATTTTTGCAAAGCACTCTTGACAATATAATTTCATAAATTAGTTAATTTCTTACCTGTAATATAATTATAGTAAAAAAAAACAAATAATCAACTTTTTGTCTACAAACCATATATAAAATGTATTAATATATTAGATGAATATCCAAAAAATAATAAAAGACTCTGGCGCGGAACATTTTATAACAATGGTAAAAAATGAATTAAAAAAACATAATGGGAAAATACTATTTAAAAATACGGATATTGCGCATAGAGATATTGATGGCGAGTTTTCAGAGTTCGACATGACAATAAAATGCTATATAGATCCATCCTCAAAATACTGGATTGGAGTTTTGGCACATGAATATTCTCACTTTCGCCAAAGCATAACAGAAAGTCCGTATTGGACGAATTTTCAGAACGAAGTTGCAGAAGTGGATGATTTCGACAAAATATTTAAAAATAAAAAAACAAAACTTAGTACAGCCAAGGCGAAAAGATTAAAAATTATATATCATGTGGTAAGAATGGAGCTGGACTGCGACAAATCCGCAATTAAACTAATTAATAAATACAAACTGCCGGTTGATAAAAAAGAATACAGGGCAAAAGCAAATATTGTTCTATATAAATATATTTATTGGGCTGAGTATGGAATTTGGCCAAATATTACTAGCAAAAAAACAAATAAAACCGTAGACTGGCGCGAGCTTAAATTAAATAGATTACTTGACGAAGAAAAATATAGTTGTGCGGACGATATACCTAGAAAATTATTTTATATTTTTCAGGAAAATTAATTACTGAAAATAATTTATTTTTTCCTCGTTGAGTGAATCTATTAGATACTTATTTTTTACTTCTTGATACGATTGATAATTTTTACCATGAAAAGCCAAGCAGTCAGTTTCTGGATTTATTCCTAAATCGCTGCAGTAAATTTCAGATGAAAAAATAGCCGCTATATTTATCGGCGCAAAATCTATACCTTTCGATTCCAGCATTTTTCTATTTATACAGCATATCACAACGTCCTCATGCGACACACATTGCAAAACTTCAGATTCTCTTAGTAGCTTTTTACTGCGCAACGACACGCCGCCATTGCCGACTCTTTCAGGTCCGTAATTCGCCGGGCCTCCAACGGTCCACGGAGCACCTATATAATCGTAATTCAAAAAATCATCAGTCCATTTATCTGGATTTATTATATACCCATCGCAATGAACACTTAAACAAAAATCAGTAGTTATAAATTTATTTAAGTGGTTTAGCATGAACGCGCTATAATCCCATGAAGAATTTAATTGATTAATCTTGCAAAACTCAAAATCATCTGGCAAATTATAAGGTTTAATATGGCTAAATAATATAATTTTTCCAAATTCTATATTTTTACTACTTTCCTTTAGAGCTTGAACAGCCAAATCTGGATTAACTGAATCAGCAGCGTACAAAGTCACCCTCGGCGCTTTAATTTTATGCAATTTGACCTCCTGGATCATTTTTTATTTTCAATCTCTGTTATTTTTTCATAAAGCATCTCGTCCGCAAGTGGCATATTCTTTACTATCTCAAGATTGTCGCGTATAGCTTGCATTTTAGAATAGTAAAGCTCTTCGGTTAGCATAGACACATCAAAATTTTCATTTAACACTATTATTCCATCTGGATTAAATATAGATCCCATATTGTCTGTCCCAAAATATATCGGAATAGTACCATTAGCAAAGCAATCAGTTATTTTCTCAGTAAAGTACGTATCCATTTTGCAGTTTTCTATAACTATTGAAAACATATAATCTTTCAGAGCTTCGGTTTTTTTATTATGACCATAGGAGTGCGATCCTCCTATTATTTGACCACCCATCACTCCGCCGTAAAAATCCACCAGTCCATTTAATCTATTCGCCCATTCTAATCTGTACGCATGTCCACTGCACATATTTTTATCAGAAGACAAAAATGAAACTAATTTAGTTTTTTTATGAACCCTGAATTCGTCTCTCGGGGTCCATGGATAATTACTTCCAGCAAAACAATATTCAAAAAATTCTGGATCAAGTTTTATTAATTCTTGATCATATGTAAATATTTTACTATATATATTTTTATATTTTTTATAATTGATTAACACGTCCTCGGTAATGTGAGGAGCTATCATTTTGGATTCACATATCCATCCAAACGTTTTGTCTTTATTTTTAATACCGTGATGAATACCAGCAGCTATTGCATTATCTATATATACATTAAGTTCGTGATCTTGATTTGACCAACTAAAATTAACTGGTTTTATTTTACTGCAAGAGCTAAAATTAATATCAAATGGGGCTCCAAAACATCTTATTTTAACAACGGGATCGACAATAATAAGTTTTTCATTTTCAACCGCTTTATTATTAATAGAAACGTACCCCTTTTTAACAACGTAAGGAATAGGATCCCCGAATGTTTGATTATTAAAAGTTATCTCGCCTGTTATTCCAAATTTGTATTTAAAACTATCTATAGCTCCATAAGCGGCATTATAAGTAAATTCACTCGAATAAGACGAATTTTCGTCTCCAGCATACACAAAACCATCTCCTACTTTTCGCGGAGAGGACTGGGTCGGCAAAGTATCCAAAAAAGGCTTTATAAAATCTTCGCCAACATTTGACATATCATCTATCCCAATTTTTTTCAACTCATCTAGTAAGGTATTTTTGTGCGAGTCGCCGAAATACAAACTATCAGTTTTGAATATTTGTATGTTATTTATAATCGCCGAAGCTTTTATTTCAAAGCAGTCTCCATAAGTCGGCAACCCTGATTCATTTACAGATTGCCCAATTTCATACCAGTTGTCACAAAATGATATTATTTTCTCGGGCGAGATATTATTAAATAACAATTTATTTTCAATTGGAAACTTTAAATCATGTATTTCCTGCTCAGAAACATGTTTTAAAAAATTTCCAAAAATATGTGGTATTTTCTTATTAACCTGAATTTCCCCACTCTCATCTCGCGTTATTCCATAATGACCAGAGCAAGTTACAAATTCACCACAGTAAATCCCGGCATCGCTGTTTCCATATATAGATTCTAAATTGAATTTTTCATCAGGAATTGAGTCGCAATCAATATGTAAAATATGATAATGTGGAAATTTAATAGCGGCATTTTTTATAGCCAGCGATTTCAAATAATACTTAAAAATTGTACTTCTATAAACTCCGGTGGAAGCCCTTGAATTGTTGATAGAATGATCCTCTAATAAATTAAATTCTACCCGAACATTGGAATCAATAAGCTTATCTGAAAAATCATTATCCGAAGTAACAAAAAAAATTATATCAGTAATACCGAGTTCTCTTATTTTTTTAAATAAATATCTTGTGTATATTTCGTATATTTTACCTATAGACAACGTACTTATTACTAATTTACGATTCATGTCCTAAGTTTATGTAATTTTTTCTGGATTCTTGATTAGTCCCGTCTTCTCCATTACGAATCTGAGTAGTCCAGATCTTACAATATCTGAATATTCTCTCAATTCAAAACAACGAATGCCAAAGTCTTCGCTTTCTTGGTCATTGAACAAGTCGAACATTCTGCGAAACCCCGATTTAGCCCCAATATCGTTCTGGTTGACAGAATCACCAATAAAAAATATTCTAGTGAATTCTCCACATCTCGTCAACACTAGAAAAAGATCATCCCAAGTCATTGAAGAGGCTTCGTCCACGATGACAGCCTTGCAATTCCAAGAGCGGCCTCTGACAAATCCAACTGGATGGCAATTGATGCGATTGTCCTTCTTCAGTTTCGCAATATCCGATTCCGGCAACATTTCTTCAAGTTTATCGAACAAAATTGCATTATAAGGAGCCATTTTCTCCTCGCTTGTGCCTGGAATAAAACCAATTTTTCCAGTGGTCGAGGATTCAACCGGATTACGGATAAAGATAATCTCATCAACCTTTTTAGCGTTTAATAATTTTAAAGCGGACATAACTGCCAAATAAGATTTAGAAGTTCCGTATAATCCATCTATAAATATGCACTTTGTATTTTTATTGAGCGCGACATCAAGCAGCTCCTTTTGTTTATCCGTGAGATCTGAGCGCTCTTTTATACCTAATCCAAAACTAATTTTTGGGCGCTGCGTCACATGCATTGACGTGTCCTTTTTTTCACTATCAACAGGTGCCACCGCCGCATTTTGATTTTTTACACCGCACTTTCCTCTTCCAGTCGCCGCATTTTGATTTGATTTAGTTTTTTTCATTTTTGACATAAATATGTATTAATTTATTATACATTTATAGCGGGGCGTTTTCTTAAATTTATAAAATTATATTGTAAAATATTGATTTCAGTGTAAAATACGGAATAATAATTAATAGCAATTTAAAAATAATTCATATGGGCAACTTCGTAAATATAAAATATAAAGCAAACATCAGGGACATGTGTAATTTTATTTTTATAAGACCAGTATCCACGCCAACCGCCACGCCAACCGCCACGCCAACCGCCACGCCAACCGCCACGCCAACCGCCACGCCAACCGCCACGCCAACCGCCACGCCAACCGCCACGCCAACCGCCACGCCAACCGCCACGCCAACCGCCACGCC